GCCTCACCGCCGGCTACCTCCCGAACGCTCCCGCCTGGTCCTGGCGGAAGCAGGGCGTGCTCGCCGACGCGGGCCGCTCCGACTTCAACCAGTGCATCCCGCTGTTCGGCGCCATGGACGAGGCGTTTTCCTCGTGGATGCGAGACCTCAAGCTCGGCGCCGGCCGCCTCATCGTCCCCGAGGCCTACCTCCGTAGCCTCGGGCCTGGCGCTGGCGCAGCGTTCGACACCTACCAGGAACTATTCCTCGGACTCAACACTCCGGGCAAGGCGGGCGACGGCATGGACCTCACCCCGCAGCAGTTCCAGATCCGGGTCGAGGAGCACGAGCAGACGATGCGCGGCATCATGCGCGAGATCCTCCGCAAGGCCGGATACTCACCGTCGTCGTGGGGCGACCCGGACCAGAAGGGCGGGCAGGCGACGGCGACGGAGATCGAGCAGCGCACCGAGCAGACCGAGCGCACCCGGGCGAAGAAGAACCTCTACGATCGGCGCGTGCTCTCCCGCATGGGGAGCGTTGCGCTCGAGCTCGACGGGCTGCTCTTCCCCGGGAAGGGCGGCGGACGGTACGACCTCAACGTGCAGTTTCCCGACCTGTCTCGCACCGATCCGAAGGCCGAGGCGGAGACGATCGGCATCCTCAAGCTGGCTGATGCGATCTCGCAGTGGCAGGCCGTGAAGCGCGTGAACCCCGAGTGGGACGACGACCAGGTGCAGGCCGAGGTCGACCAGATCCTCAAGGAGAAGGGCGCGCAGCAGCCGCCCGACCCGGTCACGTTCGGCCGCGTCGACGACGAACCCGAAGACGACGAGCAGTAGCGCGAGGGGGTCGCCATGGCAGAGCAGTGGCCCGGCGACTCCCCCGCCGCGTGGATCGACGACATCGGCCACGCCATCGCGGAACGCTACCGGCGCATCGAGGACGCCCTGCGGGAGACGCTCGAGCGGCTCGCTGACCAGCACCTCGACGCGCCGGACGACATGCTCGCCCGTTATCGCGCGATCCAGCACCTGCGAGAGCAGGCCGAACGGCTCGTGCGCACCGTCGATCCGGACGAGCTCGCGCGCTGGGCGACCGCTGAGGCGGCGATGGGCGCGTCGGCGGAGATCTCCCGCGTCCTGCTCGACTTCCCCGCCTACGCCCCGTCGAGCGTCTCCGCGCTAACCGCGGGCGGCGCCTACGCAGTGGCCGCCGTCGAACTCGACCTTCGCGACGCGCTCCGCGCCCTGAACGCACGGATCCTGCGCGCCCCGGCCGACGCCTACCAGGCGATGACGTCGAAGCACATCGGCGCCTTGTTCGCGGGCATGACGACGTCGCAGGCGCTGCACCGTCGCATCCTCGACGAGTACCTCGCCGACGGCGTCACCGGCTTCGTCGACAAGGGCGGGCGCCGGTGGACGATCGGCGCCTACTCGGAGATGGCTACGAGGAGCGCCGCGGCGCGCGCCTGGCGCGACCAGAGCGTTGCGTCCATGTCGGCGGCCGGTATCACGACGTTCACGCCCGTGATCGGATCCTCGGCATGCTCGAAGTGTGGGGCTTGGCAGGGCAAGGTCGTCACCGACGGCGGCCCCGTCGGCGACATCATCGTGCCGCACGCCATCACCGCGGCGCCCACCCCGCTGCACGTCGACGGGACGCTCGCCGAGATGCGTGCCGCCGGGTGGGGACACCCGAACTGCCGGTGCACCCTCATCCCGGGCTTGCCGGGAGGAACGGACACGAACAGGCTCACCACGCACGACCCGCAGAGGCAGGCCGAACGGGAGAAGCTGCGCGAGCTGGAGCGCGACGTGCGCGCCGCGAAGCGAGACGGGGACCCCGACGAGATCGGTGCAGCGCAGGCCGCGCTCCGCAAGCATGTGCAGGAGACGGGCATCATCCGGCGCTCCTACCGAGAGCAGCTCGACTTCGCCGACGGCGGCACGAGCAACCCGCGCGGCCGGCAGACGCCCACCCCGCCACTCATTCCCCGCGAGGAACAGACGTGGGCACAGCGGCAACGCCGCCTCGGTTTCCAGACCGGCCCCCGCTGGGATCTCGAACCGCACGAGGTGCTCTTCTACGAGCGCTTCACAGACGCCGGCCACCAAGTGCGGCTCATCCCGAAGAGCACGAACCGGAAACCGACGAACGACTTTCGGTGGCTCTCGCATGACGGCATCGAGGTCGAAGTGAAGCGGCCCGCGAACCCGAGCTACGCGTCAAGCAAGCAGCTCGTGCAACGAGCAGTCGAGAGAGCCCGGAAGAACCACGGCTTCACCAAGGACCGGTTCATCCTCGACTTCGGCGAGCACGTCCTCGACGAACTCGTGCGGACGCAACTAGGCGAGTACAACTCGCGGAACCCGTTGAACCAGATCCGCGAGCTGTGGGTGTGGTCCCGCGGCGCACTCGTTCCGATCGCGCTCGACGCAAAGAAGTAGGGCCCTAGCCCGGCCGTTTGATTGTCCGGGGAGGCCCTACACCCACCAGTGTACGCCGATCCGCGGCGTTCCACCATGCCCGCACGCGGGCCAAACCCTGCCTGAGGAGGCACGACCCATGAACACCACTTTTCGACACCAGGGCGACCCCGTGCAGTGCGGATGGTCGATCGGCCGAGCACCGCTCGCGCTCCGCGGCATCCGCTTCATCGAGGGTGAGGGCAGCGCCCCGCCCGCGGCACCCCCGGCCGGCGGCGGCCAGGCACCCGCGGGGCAGGCGCCCGCCGCTCCCCCTGCGTCGCCGGCCGCCGTCGCCGCGATGCTCGCGCACCTCGGCAAGGCGAACCCGCCCGCACCGCAGGCACCAGCACAGCCGGCAGCACCGCAGCAGATCCAGGGCTTCACGCCCGAGCAGGTGCAGAAGCTCATGGCCGACAACGCTGCAGCCCAGAAGGCCCTCGATGACGCCCAGACTGCCGCCCAGCAGGCGCAGAAGGAGCGGGACGAGTTCCAGGCCCAGCTCTCGCAGTTCCAGCGCGAGAAGGCTGTCACGACTGCCGCTGATGGGAAGGCGAACGCCGCCCTGCTTCTCGACAGCGCGAAGTTCCAGGCCGCAGTCAAGGACGTCGACCTCGCCGACACCGCGAAGCTCGGTGCCGCGATCGAGCAGTTCGTGAAGGACCACCCCGCCTACGCGGTCGCGCCGACGCCGCCGCTCCCCCACACGTCCGGCGGGACCCCCGCCGGTGGAACGACCACCAAGCCCACCACGCTGCAGGGCGCCGTCTCGGCCGCCCTCAGCAGCTAACCGAAAGGAGTAGCCCATGCCCGTATCCCTGGCAGAGGCCAAGAACAACGCCCAGGAAGACCTGGACGTCGCCGTGATCGACGAGTTCCGCAAGGAGTCCGTCATCCTCGACACCCTCACCTTCGACGACGCCGTGAACCCGGCCGGCGGGGGCGCAACCCTCGACTACGGGTACCGTCGCCTGAAGACCCAGCCCACCGCCGCGTTCCGTGCACTCAACACGGAGTACACCCGGCACGAGGTCACCACGGAGAAGAAGACCGTGACGCTCGCGCCCCTCGGCGGGTCGTTCCAGGTCGACCGCGTCATCGCGAAGGTCGGGCCCGCAGCATCGTCTGCGGTCACCCTGAACCTCTCGCAGAAGATCAAGGCAACCGTGACCAAGTTCCAGGACGAGGTCATCAACGGCGACACCGCAACCGACGCGAACGGGTTCGACGGCCTCGACAAGGCCCTCACCGGCACCTCCACCGAGATGTCGGCGTCCGCGGACTGGACCGACTTCGACGCGGACGAACGGTCCGCGTTCAAGGCTCTGGATCTGCTCGACGAGTTCCTCGCACTGCTCGACGGCACCCCGACCGTCATCCTCGGCAACGCGAAGGGCCTCGCGAAGGTCCGCGCGATCGCTCGCCGCTCCGGCATGTACGTACGCGACCCGTTCGATGACCTCATCGGCGCGAACGGCCGCCCTATCACCCGCGAGTCGTACGGCGGGATCTTCTTCGCCGACCCCGGCGCGAAGGCCGGCACCAACACGCCGATCATCCCGATCGAGGCGGACGGCACGACGTCGATCTACGCCTACCGGGTGGCCCTCGACGGCTTCCACGGCGTGTCCACCGCGGGCGGTCAGCTCGTCGAAACCTGGCTGCCCGACTTCACCACCGCGGGCGCGGTGAAGACCGGTGAGGTCGAGCTCGGCCCCGTCGGCGTCGCGCTCAAGTCGACGAAGGCCGCGGCAGTCCTGCGCGGCGTCAAGGTGCAGGGCGCCTAACCATCCCCACCGTGTGGGCCGCAGCACCAGCGCGCGGCCCACACGGCCACTTCCACCCTGAGGAGGGACACACCATGGCACCCAAGATTCACACGCCCGTGAAGGGCTTCACCGGTGAGGTCGCCGGTGTGCACTTCGCCGACGGCGTCGGCGAGACCGACGACAAGAACTCGCTCGCCTATTTCAATCGCCACGGCTACAAGATCGAAGCCGGCGACGAGGGCAAGGAGCTGACGCCGAAGCAGAAGCTGCAGGCGGAAGCGAAGTCACTCGGGCTCTCGGATGAGGGCACGAAGGACGAGCTGGACGCTCGCATCGCGGAGCACAAGGCGAAGGCTGCGCAGAAGCCCGCCGAGGATCCGCCCGCCGGCGACGAGGGCAAGGAGCAGGGCTGATGCCCCGCTACCGTGACCCGCGCGCACCGTCCGGCCGCGTGGTCTTCGGCGGCGTGCCGTTCGTCGACGGCGTGACGGCCGACATCGAGCCCGGTGACGGCACCCGCGAGCTGTTCGGGTCGGCTGGGATCACTGAGGTCGCGGCCGACACCGTCGAGTCCACGCCTGACGCTGAGAGCGCTCCGTCGCCCGACGAGCCCGACACCGCCAAGCCCGCGCCCCGGCGCCGCAAGTAGAGGAGCAGAGATGAGCCGCACCTACGCCACCAGCGACGAGTACGCGACCTGGCTCGGCGAGGCCTCCCCGCCTGCGGGTGCGGCTCGTCTCCTCCGTGACGCATCCCTCGAGGTCGACGAGATGCTCCTCACTGCGGTGTACCGCGTCGACCACGACGACATGCCCGTCGACCCCAAGGTGCGTGAGGCGCTGAGGGACGCGACGTGCGCGCAGGCCGAGCACCGTGCGGAGTACGGCGACGAGGTCGAGGTGATGGCTCCGGCGGAGTCGATCTCGCTCGGCCCGCTGAGCCTCGGCGGCGGGCGCAGCGGCGTCAGCAGCGCTCAGAGCGTCCCGCAGCATTCTCCGAAAGCGATCCGGGCGCTGCGCGTCGCGGGCCTCATCCCGGGGGCGGTGCTCGATGGGTAGGCCGCTCTCCCCGCGGCGCCTCGAGCGCGCTCTCGCGCGGCTGCTCTGCCACCGAGGTCTCGTCACGATCGAGCCGTACGCGGGCGGTGCGGCGAACCGCCGCATCTACGGTCCTGCCGTCAGCGTGAAGCGCGCCCTGATCGCCGACGCTGCGCGCCTCACTGGTGACCAGTACGACAAGGAGACCACCGTCAACGCGACGGTGTACTTCGAGCGGTCGGCCGTCGCCGAGGTCCCGTCCCCGGAGTCGCGGGTGACGATCTGGGCCGGCACCCCGGACGAGCGCACTGCGCACGTTGAGGTGTGCGGCCGATACCAGCATCCCGAGCTCACTGATCTGCTGGAGGTGAAGCTGCGATGAGCGGAGTCAGTACAGAGTGGAACGGCGACATCGTCTCCGCGATGATCAACGCCAACGCCGCCGAAGCCCTGAACCATGCTGCCGAGCTGCTGCGCGGTGACTCGGTGCCGCTCGCGCCGATCGACCGCGGCCCGCTGCGTGGCTCCGCACAGGTCACCCAGGCGACCGAGGGGAACCTCACCGCCTACGTCTCCTACGACACCCCGTACGCCGCCCGCCAGCACGAAGAGCTCGACTGGCGCCACGACGAGGGGCAGGCGAAGTACCTCGAGGGGCCGCTCACGGAGAACGAGGCGAAGTACCAGCAGGCGATCGCATCCCGGCTCGGAGAGGGGCTGTCGTGAACGCGTACGTGCCGCGCGGGTACACGGGCCGCCTGATGGTCGGCATCGCCGAACGCATCCACGCCGCCGGCCTCGCGGTCTACAACCCCAACCACGACACGGAACCATACCCGGACGGCGTGCGAGGCATCTACTTCGACCACTCCCCCAGCGGGCGCGGCGCCGAGACGATCGCGACGTGCGTCATTACCCCCTACCTGCCGCAGGCGGGAGACCTCAACGTCGAGCACACCCGAGTGCAGATCCGCGCCCGGCATCCGGGTCTCGGCGCGCTCGAGGTGCGCGACTGGCTCGACGAGATGCGCGCCATCTTCCCTGACAAGACCCGGCTCACGATCGGCGGCATCGACTTCGACCGCGTCCGGCAAACCGGCTCTACCTCGTGGGGCGAACCGTCGTCGACGGAGTCGCTCGAGACGACGCAGAACTTCACGTTCCGCGGCAACCGCTACGACTGAGCACTCACCCAAGACCCTGAGCCCCTGGCAGCCGCTGGGGGCTTTTTCGTACCCAGAACGGAGGCATCATGCCCTACACCCCGCCCGCCCCCACCCAGGGCCTCAACGGCCAGTCCTACGAGTACCACTGTGACGTCGCCGCGCCGCCCGTGTCGCCCGCTGAGCCGACCTGGCTCACCGCCCCGGACATCACTGGCCTGCAGCCCAACCCTTCCCCGAAGACTGCCGACGGCACGACCTACGCGAACCGCGGCCAGGACGACACCTCGACGATCGGTGAGACCTTCACCGTCACCTTCGACGCGAAGGCCGTGAAGAACTCCGCCGGCGAGGTGCAGCCGTTCATCTCGCTCCTAATCGCCGCGGCGCAGTCGCACCTCAAGGGCGGCGACC